TTCTTTTTAAAACTTTTTTTCTAAGTGGATATGTTGAGTCTGGCTTTAATCTATCTTTAGCATCAGACAAATAAAGCTCTACAAGATCATTCATGGTTATGTCTGTATTTTTTTGTGCGTACTTGGATAAGATATCTTCAATTTTTTTGTTGAGCTCTTTTTGTGCGAGCTTTTCTATATGCCTATTATGTTTTTCATATGTGACTGTTACTGACTTCCATTTGTTTGTTAAAGGACATTTATATTTTTCTCTAAATTTATATTTGCCATTTGATAATTTCTCTACATTCATTGTTTTTTCACTCCTTTCGTGTTAAAATGAATACTAGAAAAGGACACACGATCAGTGTGCTTTTTTATGACTAAGAAGTAGTTGGTCCGCCAAGATTCTGACTACTTCTTTTTTTTATTTTATTTGTATTGATTGTCCCACCATTTAGGTAGTATTGTAGATTTTCTACCTGTGAGTTAGCTTTTCTATATTGGAATTAAGTCTACTAAGCTGCCTAATTATCATCCAATTCTGTTCAACCAATGCAGAAAGATAAGTTACTTTTGCAAGGTCTTCTGATTTAGCGTGGCTGAAGACCATACCCGTCTTAAAAAATTCATTGCCTATCATATCCGTTGCAATTTTCTTAAGAATAATTAAGTCCTTTTCGTCAATATCTTCTAACTGATATTTTTTCATAAATTTTTCCATTTCACGCTGTTGTTTTTCTTCTGATGTTTCTTTTTTACCAAATATTGCCATTTTTAAGTACCTCCTAAAATAATTAATTACAATGATTAATCTAAATTCACGATATATTTGACCACTTTACCTATTAGTCTTAAATCTGTTGATTCTTCGTATTTAACTTCTATAGCTGTAAAGGTATCATCACTGCTGTCAGGCTTAAATAAAAATCTTTGATTTGCTACGTCATTGATATATCTTTTAACGCTGTAAGCTCCTAATTCAGAGAATACGACTATGTCTCTATCCTTTATATCTGTTATGTGAGTTTTGGAAGTGTCTACTAAGATATATGAGCCATTAGGTATTATATTATTCATACTTTCACCGTTAACCTTAAGCACTATCAAGTACTTATTTCCAGCGTATTTACCAAGCATATTATTAGAGAAGGTGATCAAGTCATATTCTTGTATACCTTCAACATCTTCCAATGCTCCTGCCGATATAGATACTGGGAAGTATCGATAATCGAAAGAGTCAGAAGGTTTATTATTTAATTCGTTATGTTCTTCGACAAGGTCTGCCTTGGATATTCCAAAATAATTAGCCATTCTCTCTATTTTATCTATCCTAGGATATTTATTAGCATTTAGCCAATCACTAAGTGTACTGTACGCAACACCTGCTATAGTGGCAAGCTCTTTTCTATCAAGATTTGATTTTTCCATATATCTCTTTATATTTTTTGCCATTACCTCCTTATTACCTAAGTCGCTCATTTATTGCACCGCCTTTCTATATATTATATATTACGCTACCAAAAGAAAAAAATCAATATAAAAAAGAAAAAATTACACTTTTAGCGTTGACTTAACGCTTAAAGTGTAATATAATAATATCAGAGGTGAGATAAGTGAGTAAGAAAGGCTATAAAAAAGATGATTATTGACTAGCAAAAGTCAGACTTATAACTGCAATTATAAGTCTGATTGAAAAACTACTAGATATAATCATCTTAATCCTACAAAACTGGGGTAAATAAATCCCCCTCAGCTACTCACTATTATATATGATGAAGAATAAAAAAGCAATAAGCAGAATATTAATTATAGTATCAATCCTTGGAATCATTGGAATTACAATTAGGATAGGTATTATACTAGGAATGTAAGGAGGTAATAGTATTGAGTATGACACTAAAGGCTGCAAGGGTAAACAAGGGGTTTACCCAGCAAGAGGCAGCTGACAAACTGGGAGTATCTAAGGATACTATAGCAAATTGGGAAAAGGGGAAAACATATCCTGATGTGCTTCAGCTAAAAAAAATTGAATCATTGTATGACATCAAATATCATGATATTATTTTTTTGAATTAAAACAACGCTTTAAGCGTTAAAAGAACACGAGAAACAATTAATCCCTAGGCTATAACATCAGCTCCTTCTGTAATCTAATCAGAAGGTTAGGGGGAATAAAAAATTTAAAAGGGGTGTAGATTATGAAAGAAAAAATTACAATCCCTCCTGATTGGGTCAGAAAAAAGGATGTAATAAAACATTATCCTTTTGGAGAAAAGGAAGGGGCAAAACTTTTTGAAAGGGCATTTAAAGAAGCTACTGAGCATGGTGATAAAATCCCTATTCAATGCACTTTTGAATATGGGACTATGCGAGGAGTGTCTAAAAGGGCGGTTGATTATTATCTGCATTATGCAGAGCGATTAGATGACAGCATTGCTAGGAAGAGTGTCCCGCCTTTTAATGCGAATGAGTGGAGCAAATACGTTTAGGAGGTAAGAAAATGAAAAGTGTACAGGTTTTTAATAGTTTAGAGTTCGGAGATGTAAGAACTGCAAAATAGGTAATGAGCATTGGTTTATGTTGAATGATATATGCAGAGTTTTAGAGATAGGAAATTCAAGACAAGCAAGAACTAGATTGAATCAAGATGGTGTCACTACTAATGACGTCATAGATTCCTTAGGAAGAACGCAGCAATCAACATTCATAAATGAATCAAATCTATACAAGCTAATTTTCCAATCAAGGAAACCACAGGCAGAAAAATTCTCTGATTGGGTCACAGGCGAAGTGCTACCCACTCTTAGAAAGCAAGGGACATATAGCATGCCAGCCATGAGTAAGGAGTTACAGGCCATACTGATGGTCGATAACAAGACGGAAGAGCTAAGAGAGGACTTTCAGGACTTCAAGGACAATGCACCATTATTTAATATTGAGTGTGACAAGCTGACTAAGGCTGTCAGGAAGAAAGTTATCAAGCTGATAGGGTATAAGTCACCGGCCTACAGGGACAAGTCACTAAGGGCAAAGGTATTTAGTGATTTACAGATACAGATCAAGAGGGAATTTGACATAGACAGCTATAAGGCTATCAAGAGAAAAGATTTTGATATAGCTCTTGAGATAATAGAAGGCTACAGACTGCCTATGGCTCTTGAAAATTCTGTTCACGAGTTAAATATCGGAGGTGGATACTGTGAGCTGGGATAGGTTTGTATGGAATATCACAGGAGCATGCTACTATGCAGTATTGATTGCATGGGAGTATGTAAAAGAAGGTTGGACTAAGTGGCAAAATATAGGATTGAGAGAGGAGAATTAAGAATGATTAGATTAGATGATTTTGATAAGGTAAGAAAGTATGTAAAAAAGTGGGCAAAAGAAAAGGGAATAGAGGTAGTTTATATAAGTGTTGATGATGAAGAGCTTATTTTCTATGGGAAAACCAGAGGCTGTGCAACGCCAATAGTATGTACTTACTGGATAAGAGATAAAGAATTGGAGTTAGACTGCGAAAATACAACAGTTTATTTATGGGATATGTAAAAGGGGATTTAACAATGATCGTATACATGAATTAAAAAGCCGACCCTAAGGCCGACTAATCAAAAAATCAAATTAATTATAACATGTACAGGAGGATTATGCAATGAAAAAGACAGATGTAATAAATTTTATAAAATTAGAAAAAGCAAATGCTTCAAAGAGCATTTATGAAGCTTACTAAGATTAAATAAGTAGGTGATATTATGAGCGACAATAAAAAATACTACTATCTGAAATTAAAGGAAAATTTTTTCGAGTCAGACGAAATAATATATCTTGAAAGTCTGCCTGATGGACATAAGTACTCAAATATACTACTCAAATTATACCTACGCAGCCTCAAAAATAGTGGCAAGTTGATGATGAATGATGTCATTCCATATAGTCCAGAAATGCTTGCTACTGTGACAAGACATAGTGTAGGTGATGTAAAACAAGCGATTGTACACTTCATGAATCTTGGACTCATAGAGCAACTAGAATCGGGTGCTATGTATATGCTTCAAATTCAGAATTTTATAGGCAGGTCAAGTACTGAGGGAGACAGGAAGAGAGAGTATAGACAGAAGATTAATCAAGAGAAGTTAAAAGGACGAATGTCGGGACATTTGTCCGACATTCGTCCACCAGAGATAGAGTTAGAGTTAGAGAAAGAGATATATATAAATAGCGAAAATCCAAAAAATAAACCTGTTGATAATGTGGATAATGTTGATAAGTCAAAAAAAGAGGAATTTGTAAATAGCACGGACTATATAAAGTTATTAAAGTCTAATAATCTGAGCGAAGAAAATATAAAAAAGATATTATCACCGGACATCTACAAGAGAGGGGTTGACTATCTAAAAGAAAAGATAGACATGACACTTGTAAAAGGTGATTTAAATGCGAATATAGGCTACTTGCTAGGCGCACTAAAAAATGACTGGAAAGTGCAATCTAAGAAGCAGGAGAAGAGCAATATTACTAAGACTAGATTTCATAATTTCAAAAGCGCTACCTATACGGAAGAGCAACTAAGGAAAGCTGCAGGCCTACCTGCTAGGAAGGCTAGGTGATCTATGCTTGATGGAGATTACACAGCTAAGGACAGATGTAAGTTTTGCCAAGGGGTCATGGTCGGGATTGTCAGACAAGATGATAGATATATCGTTCAGTGTCAGGATTGTGGGGCTGTGACGAGCACCTACAACGTGCAGAAGAATAACAGCAAGCCATCACGCATGGCTAAGGTCAGGAAGATTAAGAGCAGATTTTATGATAAGGAGTAGTGTATGAAAGATTTAAAATTAAAGTGTTATTACAAAGGCGAACTAAGAGAAGTTATCACTATTTACAACGAGCGTAGGGCTGTCATGCTTGATGGTGGCGGTGTGGTAGGGCTAGACAAGGTCAAGCTGATTGAAGCTGTAGGAGTTAAGGATAAAAACGGACAGGACATCTATCACGGGGACATAGTGGCCTTTAGTGACTATCTCTATGATGAAAATATGGATGATTTTTATGAAGGTGTAAATCGTGCAACTGTGAAATATGCAGGAGTTGGGTATACTCTTACGGATTTTGAAAAAGAGGGAGAAGCTGAGAGTGATCCCATAGTAAGACAATTTGTTGCTGATATTCTAGCTAGGTCCGTAGTTGTAGGGCATTGCATGAAGGGGGCGGAGTAATGGCAAATTATATCAAGAAAAGTCCTTGTCAAGATTGTGAGGACAGAGAGTTAGGTTGTCACTCTGCTTGTAGCAAGTATTTGAGTTATCGTGAAATGAACAAAGAGTTCTACAAGAAACGAATGAAAGCTGCTGATATTAGCTGTTATATGCATGATGAGATTTGCAAGAATATATATAAGCATGGGAGGACTAAGCATGGATTTTAAGAGGGCTCATATAATTTCTAAAAGCTCGTTAATTGTTGGAGTGCTGACTTTATCTTTTTTATGTGGGATTTTGTCGGGGGTGTTTATAAATAAATATCAGTGCAAAATATATCTTGGGACCGTGATTGGAAAAGAATATCTTCCTGAGGAGATTGTCGAGGTTGAGGGCAGGACTGAGAAGTATGATAAGCAGTATAATTTGATCGTGAGAGATAATGCTGGCGAGAGAATATGCACTTCTGTTAGTGCGGAAGTTTTTAATCAAGTTAAGATTGGAGATTTGTTGAGGAGGTAGAAGATGGAGAAGATACTTAAATATCCAATTGTTGCAAGGGAAGATGGAGATTTTTTGGATAATCTTTATACCAGACTTTTATGAGCGATTTGGAGGGATGACACAGGTTGAAGATGCTAGAGAGATAAGAAAAATGGCAGCTGATTATATAAAGCTAGCAGTAGAAGAGTTAATTGAAAGTGGTGAAGAAATACCTAAGCCATCAACTTTTGAAAACTTAGATATGAGTGAATATGAAGAATTTAAATTTGACAACTCTGTAGATTATAGAATGTATGTAGGTATAGATTTGTCGGAGATGTAATATGCAGGGTGCTTGTAGTCAAGTGAGTGAGTTGGATTCAAATATACATGATGAAATAGTTAAAAGTATTGAGACAGATAAGGAGTGAATAAGATGGCATATTTTCATACTAATTTAAGGTATCACGAAGATACAACAGAGAAAAGAAAACTAAGCAAGGAAGATGTAGAGTTCTTAAAAGCATTGCAAAAAGAAAGAAATACACAGGATAATTGTGAGACTGCTGATGTGAGGACGTGGGTTATAAAAGACAGAAAAGATACACCAACATCAGATGAGTATGCAGACTATTATCAAATAATAGATAATGAAGAAGGGCGTGAATTGAGCGTTAAAGAGTTGTATGAGATAATTAGCAGTTATTCAGACGAGTATGATGAAATTGAGATTGACGAAGTTAAATATGATCAGGACTCTGATAAGCTAGAATTTTTATTTGACGGAAAATCGTGTCAAATATCAGGAAGCGGATATCATGAAGATGGAATAAGTATATATGGTTATCTAGATTCAGATGAATTTGTTGATTTTCTAGAAAATAGAACAGTTGGTTCTTATAGATGGGTTGCAATGCGAGAAAACTGGGAACATAAATTTTGCTTCTTGACTCAAAAAGCAGCAGAAAATTATCTAAGAAGAAAAAGCCATAATCACCATCCTAATGCACATACGTATTGTATATGTACATATCAAGATCCTGAGATTGCAAGGTTGATGGGAATATTAGAGCATGTAGATTGGGATAAGGTAGGTGCAATTAATGAATAACGTAGTACTAGTAGGACGCTTAACTAAAAATCCAGAACTAAGGTATATACCTGGCTCTGGTACACCAGTGGCAACATTTGTGCTAGCTATTGATAGAGATTATAAGAATAGGGATGGATCAACAACTACTGACTTTATTCCTTGTGAGATAATGGGAAAGCCTGCTGAATACACGGCCAACTATGTCAACAAAGGAAGGTTGGTGGCTGTGCAAGGTAGTATAAGAGTTGATAGGTATGTCGCTGATGATGGTAATAACAGGTCATTTACAAAGGTGGCTGCTAGAAATATACAGAGTTTAGAAGCAGCTAAGAAGTGTAATGCGCAAGGGCAAGAGTTTGATGCGCCTAAGTTTGAACCTAGTGACGTGGTTAGTCCTAGTGAGTTTGATGCAGTCAATGATGACGACGTGCCATTTTAAGGGGGGTAAGCATGAGTAATAGTATTATTTCAGCAATAGAAGATTTGATAGATGAGTTGGAGGATAGTGCATACAATGGTGATATCAGGTGGGATGACTATATAAGACATAAGAGAATTACAGAAAATTATTAGGAGGTTATCGTGAAAAGAATTAAATGGACTAGTGAAAAACTGGACCTAGTAAGTAAATATTTAAATAAAGGATTTAACAACGAAGAAATAGCTGAAATAATGAATGACATTGATAAAGAAGGTATAATTTACAAGGCAAGCACTATTGAAGCTGCAATAAAATTTTATGATTTAACACTAGGAGTGCCGCTAAAAGCTCTAGTTAAATCAGGAAGAAAAATCATATGGAATGAATTTCTTGTTGAAGAAGTCCAAGAGCTAGCTCATAAAGGGATGACAGATAATCAAATAGCTAAAGAGCTATCAGAAAGACATGAAGTTAAAATAAAGGGGTCACAAATATTAAATGTCAGGACAAGAAATAGCATTCAAAAAAGAATAATTAAGCCGATTAAAATCGAAAAAGAGAACAAGACAATAAGCTATCACGAAAAAAGAGAGATTAATGATATCAAAATAATTAAGAAAAATCGTGAAAAATCACAAAAACTTAAAAAATACAATCTTAAAAAGGGATTAAAATATACAGTCAAGGTTAAAGAAAATGGCATAAAAGCAATTAGAGTATTTAGAGATTTAGAATTCGAGTATATGACAGATCATTTAATTTTTTTTAGAGATAAAAACGGTTTAATGAGAACATTTATCAGAAATAATTCATTGACAAAGACATTTATTTAGAGGTGAAAGATGGATATAAAAAAGGCTAAGGAAGAACTTCAACAAGTATTTTTAATTAAAAAAAACATAAATACGCTAGAAGAAAAGCTTCTAGAAATCGACACTATGATAAAAGGCGGTTGCATAACTTATAGCGAAAGAGTGCAGACAAGTGGAGCAGGCGGGAAAGAAATCATGATGTGTAAAGCAGTGGATTTGCAATATAAAATAAATGATTTGATTAAAGAGAAGCTTATCTTGACTGAGACTATCATGACAAACATTTATAAAATTAACGATAATGTATTTGAGATAATTCTAAAAATGAGATACATAGATTGTTGCAGCTGGGAAAAGATTGCAGTAGAGATTGGCTACACTGTTAGACAAATTCATAGACTACATGGGAAAGCACTAGAAAAGTATGCAAATATTTCTAGAAAATAAGCACTAAAATAAAAATGTCACAAAATGTCACACTGATATGTGTTATTATGGTATCAGGAAGAAATGGACAAACCAATAATTCCTCCTGTATATTGTTTAAAGCTGGCAAAAGGATACGTGTAAGCGTGTCCTTTTTGCTTGCGTAGAAAGTGAGGTGAGGATATGTGAACTATGTAGAGCCGATACGAGATACGAATAAGCTTGAAGATATATTGATGTATCTTGAGAAGACTAATGAAAGAAACTATATATTATTTAACTTAGGTCTATATACTGGACTGCGCATATCGGACATACTCAGATTACAGGTTAAGCATGTCAGAGGCAAGACTAATATAAGACTAAAGGAGAAGAAGACTGGTAAGTACAAGGATATCAAGATTAATAAAAGATTAAAGAAAGTACTTGATAAGTATATTGAAGGCAAAGAAGACTATCAGTACTTGATATACAGTAAGAAAGATGGAGTTGAGCCAATGACTAGGCAGCATGCATGGAAGATAATCAAAGAGACTTGTATGATGTTTGGCATTGATCATACTGGTACTCACAGTCTACGTAAGACATTTGGGTATCACTACTATCTTAAGACCAAGAACATAGCAGTCTTACAAAATATATTTAATCACAGTGAACCTAGCGTAACGCTAAGATACATTGGAATTAATCAGGACACGTTGAGTGATGCTTATGATTCAATGTGTTACTTTTAATTTATAAGTAACAAGTTACATAATGAGTTGGTGTAATATTTATAGCCAAGGCATAGCAAACCAATGTGGTTGTGAGTTATAGAAAATCAAATATCACAGGCTGATAAGTGAAAGCTAGAATATATATTACAGAATAGCAGATATGTAACATTTGAAAGAGGGGGGGAGGTGTCCTACCTAAAGGGGGTGGTATGATGTTAACTAAACTTTGTAGGTGCGGGGCTAAGGTCCCAGTTGGAGAAGTCTGCAAGGTGTGTGGATATGATAGACACAAAGCATATGACAAGCAGGTAAGAGACGAGAAGACCAAGAAGTTTTACAAGTCTACTCAATGGACTAGCTTGGCCAAGCAGACTAGATATAGATACCATAATCTTGATGTATATCAACTATACAAGTACAACAGGTTAGTTCCATCTGAGATGGTGCATCACATCATACCAGTCAGAGATGATTGGATTAAGAGATTAGATCCTGACTACTTAATACCTCTTAGCAATCAGTCACACGCTGAGATCGAGAGAGAATACGATAAAGGACATGAGTTTAAAGAGGCAAAGGCTAAGGAACTCCTAAGTTTTTTAGAAAAGTTTAGGGAGGGGTACTAAAAAAAGTTTGAAAAAACTTTTTCTAGGACCGCGGGGGACTTTTTTCGCGGGAAAATGCCAGAAAGTCCAAAAATAAAGAAAGGAAGGAGGGATAGCATGGCTAAGACTGGAAGACCACCAAAATTGTCTGTAGTGTCTAGTGGAAAGATAGGCAAGGAGAAAAAGCTACAGAGGGAGATTGCTGAGTCTAAACTAAAGGTTGCTAGAGACTTAAAGCCACCGACTTGGTTATCTAAAGATGCCAAGAAAGAATTTAAAAGAATAGTCAAGGAATCGGAGCCTTTGGAGTTGATAGACAATATGGACCTATCTGTACTGGCTATATATTGTGAATCTTACGCTACGTATATTGACATAACTAATAAACTTAATGGCTCTAGTATCACTGATGTAGATGATGATGCAAATGTTATAGTAAATGACTGTGCCAAGGATCTAATCAAACTGCGAAAAATACAGGTTGATACTATAATGCAGTGTTCATCTAAGTTGGGTCTTGCCACCTCGGATAGGTTACGTCTCGTGATTCCAAGGTCTGAGGAAAAAGAATCTAATCCTTTCTTGAAATATCTATGATAAATGTTGAGTTAGACAGGACTACTAGATATGCCATGAAGGTGGCAAACAAAGAAATACTAAAAGGCGAGACGGAGATACTATGCTGTAAGAGGCATTTAGATGACCTGGCTAAATCTGAAGGTGACTGGCCTTACTACTTTGATGTTGAAGAGGCAGAGAAGTATATAGATATAGCTAATGAATTGAAGATAGCTGAGGGTGAGGAAGAAAAGCCACTAAGGACTAGGGGGTTTCAGGACTTTATAATTGGTTCCCTGCATGGTTGGAAAAAGAAGTCTAATGATGCGCTTAGATTTAGAGAGGGATATATTCAGATTGCTAGGCAGAATGGTAAGTCGTTCTTGGCAGGTGCCGAGGGCAATGCCTGGGCTACATTTAGAGGGTATAAACTAGGTAAGATATATTGTGCAGCCACTAAGCAAGACCAGGCTAATATAGTCTGGGACGAGTTGGCCAAGTTTATCAGATCAGACAAATGGTTGGATAAGATGTATAAAATAAGGGAGCATGACAGGATAATCAAGAGTTATGTGACTGGGACTGAAATCAAGGCAATTGGGAGAGATACCAAGTCAGCTGATGGTTTTAGGTCGGTGCTGTCTATAGTTGATGAATATCATGCACATCCTAACAGCAAGATGTATCAATTATTGCTTGATGGTCAGATAAATGTAAAGTCTGCATTGACCTTAATCATAACTACAGCTGGATTTACAATCGGTGGTGCTTGTCATAAGAAGTATCTACTATGCAAGAAGATACTAGATGATGTAATAACAAAAGACTCACAGTTCATCTATATATGTGAAATGGATAAGAATGACGATATATGGGAGCCTACCAACTGGGCTAAGACAAGCCCTCTTAGGCTATGGAATGAAGATGACACATTGAACGAGGAAATGATAGACAAGATAAGAGAAAAGTCTATCACGGCCAAGGAGACAGGCGGTAATGAGCTTGTAAACTTCTTGACCAAGGAGTTAAATTGCTGGGTGACTAATGCAGGTGACCAGCTACTTGATAATAAAAAGCTACTAAAGTGTAGATCTAAGAGGACCCTAGGAGATTTCAAGGGGAGAGACTGTATACTGGGGATAGACTTGTCGAGTGGTGGCGATTTAACGAGTATAGCGCTGATTTTCCCAACTCTGAAAGGTGAAGATAAGGTTTTTATACATCATCATTCATTTATGCCTATTATGAGGCTGCAGGAGCATATAAAGACGGATGATGCACCATATCAGTTGTGGGCTGACCAAGGACTATTAGACTTGACTACTGGCGGTGGTGGTTATAAGACTGATTATAGCTTTATAACAGCCTATCTAAAGAAAATCAAGGAGGATTACGGCATAAAATTTATAGATTGTGGCTATGACCCTCACAATGCTGGTGCTTTTATCAGTGATTTAGAATTCTTAGGTTGTGACTTGACTGAGATAGTGCAGTCAGCAAGGTCACTATCTGATGCAACTATAGACTTTAAGTTGACAGTTGATGCACTAGGAATTGAATATAACAAGTTAGACGAGCTATTTAGCTGGTCTTGTTCTAATGCAGTTACAACAAAAAATAGTTTTGGTGAGACTAAGATAGAAAAAAATATAGCAACAGGTAGGATAGATCCTATAGATGCCGTGGTGGATGCATGGAAGTTATATGTAAACAGCAAGAATAACATTAAATACAATGCTGATGATGACTTCGACGAATGGGAAGACATGATGAAAGCATTTAGGAGTAAGGAAAGTAAGTAGATTGGAGGGGGTTATGAGAAGGGATAACAAAGGTAATGCGGCTAATAATACCATCAGTGTGCTAGGGTTGATACAAGTTGGTCTAGTGCTGCTAAAGGTAGTTGGTAAAAGTGATTTATCATGGGTACAGACATTTATACCACTTTACATTGAACTGGGAATAGTATTGGTTGTATTTGTAGTATTTTTTGTACAATCGTACAGAGCAAATGTTGAACTTAGAAAATACAAAATAAAAAAGAATGAAATGCTGGCAGAAGAAAGATGGAGAAAATATTTAGAAGAAAAAAGAAGTAAAAGAACTGGTAAATATATATTTGAGAAACTTGTTGAAAAAGACTTTATGAAGAATGCAGGTAGGTGATAATAAGATATGGGAATATTTGGAAGGTTTTTGAATAAAGAAACAGATAGCGAAAAAACTGTTAGCCTATCCGAAATCAATGAGTATTTTAGGCGAAAGGGCGAAGGTGTTGGGAGTGACTTATCAGAGGTTACTTATTTCACTTGTCTAAAGGTATTGAGTGAATCTCTGGGCAAGCTGTCAATACACTTGAAAGATGGTGATGGTAACAAGGTCAAGGATAATGGGGTATTGGAGCTACTGGCCCTTAGACCAAATCCTTTTATGTCTAGTGTAACATTTAAAACCTTGATGGAATTTAATCGTAATCATTATGGCAATGCGTATGCATATCTCAGGTATGAGAGAGGCAAGTTGAAGAGTATAGTCCCTCTTAAACCACAAAATATGAGCATACTAGTAAATAACACTAGAGATATTACAGTTGATTTTAGTCATGTATATCAGTACTCAGAGGGTGGAAGGGCATACTACTTTAAGCCTGGGGAGATATTGCATTTAAAAGGTGGGCTAGCTACAGATGGCCTAGTTGGTAAATCTGTGAGGGAAACACTAGCAGGGACTCTATCAGGGTCTAAAGAGGCCCAGAGGTATCTAAATAATCTATATAAAAATGGGTTGACGGCTAATGCCATCATAAAATATGTCGGGGACCTAAATAAGGACAAAAAGGAAAAGCTAGTCAAGGAGATTGCTGATTTTGCTAGTAATGATACAAATGAGAGGATAATACCTATACCGCTAGGCATGGATCTAGTGCCTTTGGACTTGAAATTGACTGATAGTCAGTTCTATGAATTGAAGAAGTATTCAGCGCTACAGATAGCAAGTGCTATGGGTGTTAAGCCTAATCATCTGAATGACTATGAAAAGTCATCATATGCCAATTCAGAAGCTCAGAACTTGACCTACTATGTTGACACTTTGCTGTATATTCTAACTCAATACGAGGAAGAATTTAACTATAAGTTGTTGACTAGGGACGAAAGAAAAGAGGGGCTACATTTTGAGTTTAATGTAGCAACTATATTGAGAGGTGACATCAAGTCACAGGCTGAATTCTTGGCAAAGCTGACTACAGGGTCAGTATATACTATTAACGAGGCTAGAAACTACTTAGGAATGCCTAAGATAGACGAGGGTGACGTAGTAATGGTGAATGGATCATATGTAGACCTGTCTGACATTGGACTGGCTTATAAAAAAGATGATAGTGAAGGAGGTGAGAAAAGTGATAAGAGTACAGAATAATGCTGATAGTACTGATATCTATGTAGTAGGCGATATAGTGGATGATAGCTGGAAAGGTTGGTCATGGAGTGAAGATATGGATACATATCCATCTGATATCCGTGATATGCTATCTGAGGCTAACAACAAGACCGTCAATGTCTATATAAACTCAGGTGGTGGCGATTTGTTTGCTGGGATTGCAATAGCTAATATGTTAAAGAGACATAATGCTAGCACGAAGGCTATAATAGATGGACTGGCTGGTAGTGCTGCATCAATCATAGCTTTTGGGTGTGACACTATTGAAATGCCTGAAAATGCCTACCTGATGATACACAAGCCATCAAGCTGGTGTAGTGGTAATGCTGATGACTTCAAGAAGATGGCTGATACATTAGACACGTTGCAAGAGGGTATAGTAAATAGCTATATGTCCAAGGTTGTTGAGGGGATTGATTCTGAGACAATCAATAGCATGGTTAATACTGAGACATGGCTGACCGGAAAGGCAGCTAAGGACTACTTCAAAGTGGATATAGTTGATAAGAATGCAGTAATCGACAATAAAGTTGGTAACTGCATTTTAAATTGCACAAAAATACCACAGGAGTTGAAAGAAACAATAGAAAAGAAGTCAGGGGCAGGCAGTACTGTAGGTGCGACAAGCATTGATAATAAAGGTCAATCAGATAAGGACCTTGAAGGTACGCAAAATCAGGTAGCTGACAAGATGGCTAAGGAAATTGAAATAGCATTGATGTTATAGGATAAGGAGATAAGAATATGTTACTAAGTGCAGAAATTAGAAGAAAGATAGAAAATAAAAAGTCTGAGATGAAGAATCTTAGAGACAAGGGAGAAATAGAAAAGGCTCATGCAATGATAGGTGAGATAGAAAATCTAAACAAGGAGCTAGAAATTCAGCTAAAGATTGAGGAAGAAGAAAAGGATAGCGTTGTAAATAATGCAAATAAAAATGTTGTGGTAGATAAGGTAGACGAAAACAGGGCATTCAACAAGGCTCTAATGAATAAATCTATGACAGATGCAGAAAAGAAGTATGTAGCTGATAATCTTGTGGAAAACAAGGCAGGGGATACTGGTGTGATAGGTGCTGATGATGTAAGAGGTGGATATCTACTGCCAACAACTCACGAAACACAGATTAAGGAGCTAAGAAGAAAGAGAAGGTCTTTAAAGGAGCTTGTAAATGTAAAGTCTGTAACTACTAGGACTGGTAAGTTCAATACTGAGGGTGAAAATGCATTAGAGCTGCTTAACTTTGAGGAATTGAATACTCTAACTGCTAAAGACTTGAAGTTTGCTCAGAAGTCATGGGCTGTAAAGGATTATGGTTTACTAATACCAGTTGCTAATCAGTTCATTGAGGATACGGATGTAAATATAGTGGACTACATAGGAAAGGAGTTCGTAAAGGCATCTGTAAGGACTGAAAACAAGGCTATAATAACAGAATTCAAGAAGTTGGAGGCAAAGACTATCAAGGGTGTAGATGGACTGTTAGAGGCATTAAATGTAACTCTTGACCCTGCGATTGCTGAAAATGCCAAGATAATCACTAATCAGACTTCTTTTAACTACCTGGATACTCTTGAAGACAAGCAGGGAAGGAAGTTGTTACAGCCTTGCTTAGCCGACCCTACTAAGATGATGTTAAGAAACAAGATAATAGAAGTGTTTGCTGATGAAGAGCTAACACCTAAGACATCAAATAATTTGACATTCTATGTTGGAGATGCAGAAGAATATCTAAACTTCTATGAAAAGAAGGGCATAGAAGTTGCAACAAGTGCTGAGGCAGGATTTAAGGAGTATGCTACATGGCTAAGAGTAGTTGAAAGATTTGATGTAGGTGTGGTTGATGATAAGGCTCTAGTGCTTTGTGAAATGGCTAAGCCAGTATAGGATAGGTGGTGTGGTTAGTGGATTTAGAGTATGTAATGAATTATTTAAGAGTTGATGCAGATGAGGATATTCCACTAATCGATAACCTCATGGCTGCATCTGAAGCGTACCTGTCAGGGGCTATAGATGACTATGCTGAGAAGATGAAAGACAGCAAGTTTAAATCTATGGCCGACCTGGTCAGACTAGCTATGATATCTGAGTGGTACGATAATAGGGTCTATGTCAAGAATGATAGGTATGACAAGGTAAGTACTATGATAAGATCACTAATACATCAACTACAGTATGCAAGTGTAGAGGTGATATAGATGGTGATAGGCATAGGAAAGCTTGATAGAAGGATAGAAATCATTTGGAAAAAGATAGTATCAGGAAAAGGTGTACTAAATGACCTAGGTGAGTATGAAGTTGAAGAAAATGAGCTAGGAGAATTTGAACAGGGGCAGAGTAAATCAATAAAGTTGTGGGCAGAAGTAACTACCATGCGTGGAAGTGAAAAACTGACGGCTACTGGGATAATAACCGGTGATGAGTATCTGAAAATAGTAATCAGATATAGGAGTGATATTGATAGAAAATGCCTAGTCAGATATCAGAATAGCGAATATGAAATAACATCAGTAAGCGAGCTAGGGCGCAGGGAGTACTTAGAGATAATCTGCAACAGGGAAACTAAGGACTAGGTGATGTCATGGATGTAAAGGTAGAGGTAAGAGGTGCTAAGGAGTTTGAAAGAGCAGTAAAGGAAGTTGAGAAAAGATTTCCGAACGAAGTCGTAAAGATTCTTGATGAAAAGGCTTCAAAGCTAGAGAAGTTTATAGCTGATGAGTCTGAGAGACAAGGAATTGTAAGAACAGGGAAGTTGAGAGACTCTTATAAGCATTTTCCACCTGAAAAAAAGGGGGGAGAATATTTGGTTACTGTTGACTCTAAAGTACCATATGCTCATTTCATAGAAGAAGGCCATGAATTAATACTATATAGGCCTAAGAAGAAAGATGGTGGAAAGGCTCACCATTTAGGCAGAGTAAAAGGGTACTTTCCTGTACAAAATGCAGTAGATACATTAAATGATACTTATGATGAAGAAATTGAGAAGTGGATATATGATCTACTGGATAAGAATTTGAATTGGTAGGTGGTGGAATATGATTACAGTCATGGATGTAAAGGCTGCATTCAATCGAAAATTAAAAAAGGTGACTGGTGTTGGTGTTGGGTCTCATGCAATAGATGAAGATATAGCAGGGCCTATTTTTTTTACAGAAATGAATGTAATTAGCTCCAGTGCCGTAAACAAGACTCTGCATAGGAATAATCTGAGGCTGAGGGCTCTGTATTACCCTGCTAAGAAATTAGACAAGATAGATATGTATAAAGTCCTAGCTGTTCTAGAAAAGGAGTTTAGGCTGAGTCTGGAGGTCAAGGACAGGGTCTTGAATGTGGAAGATATCAAGTTTGATGTCGACGAAGAAGAAGGGTTCATGTATTTCACTTTTAGAGTTGAGTATATGACCAGGTATGGCAAGGAAAAGTACGACACTATGGAAGTGTTGGAAATGAAAGAAAGAGAGGTATAGTATGGGTCTACAATCTACTAATATTAATTTTGTAGCTAGGGCTGAGGGGACTGTCAGACTACTACAGAGGGGCAGCGTAGCAATATTATTAAAGGCTACATCAACGAATGTGTATAGTTTTAAGAACTATGACGAAGCTAAGGAGAAGTTGAAGTCTGACAAAGTAACGCTATCAGCTGATGGAGAGAAGTCTCTGGAGCTAGTGTTTAGGGGGGCAATCAATATGCCTTATAGGGTACATGTTGCTTTTACAAATAATGTTGAAGATATAAAGGCAGCACTTGAAGTATTTGAGGGCATCAAGTTTGATTGGTTCTGTGCTCCTGAATTCGAGGCTAAAGGAACTGAGATAGGGACTTGGATAAAAAATCTGAATGAAAAAAGAAATATGGAAGTGAAGGCAGTAGTATCTAATTCTAAGGCTGACTGTGAGTATGTAGTCAACTTCACTTCTAAAAAAGTGATAGCAGCTAGCTTAGGAAGTAAGCAGAATGTAGAAGTGACACCTGCAATAATGACTGCAAGGGTTGCTAGTGCATTGGCTGGGACTCCTCTAACAAGGTCTATAACAAACCTACATTTAGAAGATATTGTGAGTGTTGAGAGGCTGACTAATGAGCAGTATGACACTAAGATAGGAGAGGGCGAGTTGGTACTATTCAATGACTGGGACAAGGTCAGATTTGGACGTGGTGTGACATCACTGACTACTCTAGGTGATAAGTCTGCTGAAAGAAAAAAGATACTCATAATATCTAAAATGCATATGTGGAAGAGAGAAGTAAAAGAGTTAATCAATGAGAAATATCTTGGTGCTATGCAAAATGGAATCAATGAAAAGATGTTGTTGGTAACTAGCATTAAGCAGTATAATGCAGAGCTAGTAAAGAAGGGTGTAATCCTGGCATCTACTAGTGAAGATGATGTCGATATAGATGTTGCAGCGCAGGAGAAATATCTTAAGACTGACAAGAATATTGATACATCTGATATGACTGAGAAGGAAATCAGAGATGCCAAGACTGACAGTCATGTGTTTATCAAGGCTAACTTGATGTTTACAGATGCAATGGAAGATATATATATCACAGCTGTGTGTTAGGAGGTAGAGGATGAAGAATTATAATACAGATCAAACACTGTGTGGTACTCATGGTGAGCTATGGATAGATGATGCTGAGTATGAAGAAGTGACAGCATTTAAGGCTGAACTAAATCTAGACTTTGGTGATGTCAACAAGGCAAAGTCAATGGCTAAACATAAGAAGTTGGTAGGCTATGAGTTAAAGGGTGAAATCACTATGAATAAAGTGACATCTGCTATCATGAAGAAGGTAGCTGACAATACTAAGAAGGGTAAGGCTACTAAGTGCAAGATTGTATCTAACCTAGATGATCCAGACGGACTAGGAAATGAAAGAATAGTAATCTATGATGCGCTGTTCGAGAAGGCTACTCTAGCAGACTGGCAGACAAAACAGATAGGGGAAGACAAGATTCCCTTTACTGCTACAGAATGGGAGATATTGGAGTCCATATAGGATATAGACAAGAAATAATAATGATTTGAAAAGGAGAAATAGACTAATGAGTTTAATAGACAATTTGATGAAAATAGATGCAGGTCTTGTAAAGAAGAATGAGGGAACTCTTAAGATTAAACTAAAGAGGATTGGTCAGGTGATGGAATTTAATTGCGTTGAGGTTGACTCTGAGAGGGCTACTCAGCTGGATGAAGATGCTCTAAATATGTCAATGAACGGCAGCATAGAGGTGTCTACTTTTGACACTAAGATAAAAATGATACTGCTAGGCTGCAAGGACTTGAGAGACGAGGGGTTACAGGCTCACTTTGGTTGTCAGACTCCTAAAGACCTAATCAAGAAACTGATGACTAAGGAAGAGATAGGAAAGTTGGCAGACTTCATATCAGAGTTAGGCGGTCTTGCTGAAAATACTGAGGATGAGATAGAAGAAATAAAAAACTAATATGGGCAGATGGTAGAGTGAACTTTATGTATCTAATGTTCAAGGAAAAAAATATTATGCCATCTGTGACATATGGGATGAAACGAGGAGAACGTAAGATAGCTACTGCATTCTTGCGTGAGGAAATCGAAGAAAGAAATAAGGCAAATGAAGAAATGGAAAAAGCATTTGGTTAGGGACCCTAAAAGGGGTCCTTTTTTGAAAGGAGATGTAGGCATTGGCAAGAGTGATTGAAACAGTGCTAAAGCTAAGGGATGAAGTCTCCAAAAGTCTAAAGGGTGCTGAGAAGTCTATACATGGCTACACTGGCAAGATGATGACTGTGGGCAAAGCCATGAAGAAAACAGGGGCCAATATGGAGTCTCTAGGACGAGATATAGTAGCTCTAAATGCTCCATTTATTGCTGTAGGTGGGATGGCTCTTAAAACTGGTATGCAGTTCGATAAGTCAATGTCTCAGGTAAAGGCAGTCAGTGGGGCTACTGGTAATGAATTTACTAGGCTGAGGGACAAGGCTAAGGAGATAGGAGCAACTACTTCCAAGAGTGCTAGTGATGCAGCTAACGGAATGATATATCTATCTCAGGCAGGATATAATGTAGCAGATACATTAAAGCTAGCTAATCCACTAGTTAAAACTGCAATAGCTGGGAATATGGACATGGCACAATCTGCAAGTTTGTTGGCTGACTCAATGCATTCTGCAAATATTCCAATTGGTGATTCAACTAAATATTTAGATCAGATTGCTAAGACTGCGAACTTGTCTAATACTAATATATCTCAACTGATGGAAGCATGGATAGGTGCTGGTGGATCATTGAGAACAGCTAATATATCTATGAGCGAGACTAATGCATTACTAGGCATTCTTGCAAATGCAGGTATAAAGGGTAGCGAGGCGGGGACTTCGTTATCTAGGATATTTATGAATCTAAATGCTACTAGCTCTGAAGCTGGCAAAGCTATGAAGGCATTAGGCATAAATGTTGCTGATTCTTCAGGTAAGATGCGGTCTAAGATTGATGTTCTTAAAGAGTTAAAATCCAAAACGGATAAGATGACTGAGGCAGAACGAAATCAATATATACAGATGATAGGTGGCAAGCAGTATGCTAATGATTTGAAGATACTACTAGATGGTATGGGTGGCACTTTTGATACTCTAACAGGGAAAATAAACCACTCTAATGGAGCTTTAGATAAGATGGCTAAGACTATGGCAGACAACCTATCAGGTGAGATAGACGGGTTAAAATCGACCTGGGAGGCTTCGCTAATACATATATCTGATGCACTTGTACCATTAGCAAGAGATACAATCAAAGGCATAACTAAAATTGTTAAAAGTCTACAGAGTGTAAATCCTGTGGTAATAAGGGTTGTGGCTAGAATAGTTATGTTTACAACTGTTTTTGGGCTACTCAATATTGGTGTGGGTAGGTTTTTGAGAACTATTGGAAGTATGTTGCTGACTACTGGAAGACTAACAAGAGTATTCACTGGAATGTCAATGACTACTCTTGGTGTAATGGCTGGGATACTTGCCTTAGTAGCAGTTGGGTATCTACTATATAAGAACTGGGACAAGGTCAAGGAGATTGTAGGCAAGGTCATAGATAAGCTACTTGAATTTGTAGATTCAACTGTAGGCATTGATAATGTAAAGAAGGTCATAAATGATTTAAAGGATAAATTTGTTGACCTAGGTAAACAAGTTGAGCCTGTTATTAAATTTATAGGTGACTTGCTATTATTCTTATTTGAATTAGGCAAGGCAATACTTACACCTCTTGCAGAGATAGTTGTAGGAGTATTAGGCTTTGCTTTTGAGATACTTGTAGGCATTGTCACAGAGGTTGTGTTAGGAATTGCTAGTGCATTTGGTGGCATTGTAGAAACGCTATCAGGGGTGATACAAGTAATAGTAGGAATATTCCAAGGAGACTACAAGAAGGCATTTGAAGGACTAAAGAAGATAGTAAAAGGCGCTATTAATTTCATAAAGGGCATCTGGAGAGGATTAAGAGCATATCTAAAAGTACCTATAAAGGCCGTAGTAAAACTACTGTCTAAGCCTTTCCACAGTGCTGTAAATAAGGTTAAGAGTGCTTGGACTGCTCTTAGGTCACTTCTAAGAAGGGCTATACGTGGTACTATATCTGCTACTGCAAGTAGGTTTAACAGTACTATTAGGAGTGTCAAGAAGGCTTGGAATGGTCTGAAAGAATTCTTAAGGCATCCTATCCGTGGGACTATCAACCTAATTAGGCATGGGTCTGTAAATGGAGAGCATAGGACTGGTAAGGGCAGGATACCTTTTGACGGTTATCATGCCATGCTACACAAGGATGAAATGGTCTTAAATAAGCATGATGCAGATGAATATAGAAAGGGCAGGACATCAAGCAAGGGTATAACTAAAATAGTAAATGTAGGTAAGCTGGCTGATGTGCTGCATATCAGGGAGAAGTCAGACCCCGAAAGGCTGGCAAAAGAAATGGCTAAGCAGATTGCACTGCTAGCCTAGGAAAGGAGGGAATCTAATGGAAGCATGGTTAAAAACTGAAGGTAAGTCATTTAGATTCCCTGTTGTTCCTCAAAATATTGAGGTGACAGGTTCATACAAAGTTGATACTGAATATCTTGCAAATGGTGATGAGGTTGCAATGTATGCAGGGAAGTCACTAAATAGAACTTCTCTAAGCTCTCATTTTCCGTCAGACAAGGATAGGACGTACTTAGATTTTTACGACTTTCCAGATCCACAGGAATGTGTAAGAATTGTGGATGAAATTGCAAGGTCACAATCCGAAATAAGATATATAGTAACTGAGTCTGAAATCAATTGGCCAATAAAAATCACAAGTTTTAAAAGAGGTCCTGCAGATGGGTCTAATGATATAGAATTTACATTAGACATCATAGAATACGAGCCACCCAAGGCGGTAAGTTGGGCTCCAAGCCAGACTAAGCCTAGTGGAAAGATTGATATCAAGAAAACTGGGTTGGATACTCAACCCTTAAAATCGTTCAAGAAGATAGAGAACAAACCAAAGTCAAATAGTAAGGTTAGGTATCATGTAGTAAGGCATGGAGATTGTTTGTGGGATATTGCTTTTAAGTACTATAGAAATGGCAGTCAGTATCATAAGATAAAGAACAACGCTGAAAATCAGAAGAACTACCCGAAATTAAAGACTTCAAATGTAATATATAGTGGATGGAAGTTGGTGATACCATAATGAATAGTGTAAAGCTAATAGTTCATATAAGAGATGGAGCATTCTGGGATGTCAGCAATATGATACCATCTGTCAAGATATCAGGGTCCACAAGCTCTGCGGCAAGAACACTTGAAACGGAAGTGTTTCAGACTATCAATGACAAACAAATAAAGCAACTAGGCATAGTGGAGGGGTCGACACTATGCTTTTATGTTGATGGTACTGAAATATATAGAGGTAATATAGTAGATGTAAGTAAGGCTAGTAACTCTAATACGACTAAGATAACTGCTAAGGATATAGGTTATACGCTAGCTAATGCTAAATATAGCAAGAACTATGTAAATATGACTGCAGAGAAGGTAGCTGATGAAATGACCAAGTTATCTAGGTTGAAAGTCGGTAAATTTATAGGTACTAACATCAAGCTGACTAGGTACTTTAGGGATGTGTCTGCTTATGAAATTATCATGACTATGTATACCTTGGCAGCTAAGACTACGAAGAAAAAATACATGCTAGATATAGATCTTGATAAAGTCAATATCATAGAGCGTGGGTTGGCTCTTACAATAGCATTTGACGAGGATAGTAATATATATTCTGCAGAGCATACTTCAAGTGTAGAGAACCTAATCAATCAAGTGACTGTAGTAGACAAGGACGGCAACAAGATATCTGAGAATGTCAACAAGGATTTGCTGAAAGTATTTAACCACATGAAAAATGCGGTGCTGGAGGTCGAGGACAAGTCTAAGGTCAACAAGGCTATGATAGATGAACTCTATCATGGAGTAGACTATACAAGCAAGCTAGAGGGCTACGGCAACTACACTTGTAAGAGTGGTATGAAAGTCCATGTAAGCGACAAGCATACAGGACTGATAGGAGAATTCTATATAGATTCAGATACTCACGAGTGGGTTGGTGGAAATTATAAATGTAGCCTTGATCTAAATTTTAAAAATATCATGGACGATAAGGATGCTGGGTCAGATACGCTAGATAAAAATAATGATGAAGGTGGTACAACCACAGGCACTAAGGACTGGGGGCACGGAGTAACTGCTGAAATGCTAAACAAGGTACTGCGTGGACCATTGGCAGGCAAAGGTGATTTGTTTGTAAAATATGGCAATATGTATAAAGTCAATCCAATGTTGATGTTGATGATTTCAAGGATGGAAACTGGTGCAGGTTTTAATTCTAACTTAGCCAGAAATTGTAATAACTTTTTTGGTATTAGAGATCCAGACCCAAATATCAGAAAGACTAGTGGAGGGTTTGGAATATATTCTAGTATAGAGGAAGGTATAAAAAGAGGATTTCACTTTATTGGCATATCTCATATACACAAGAAGAATCGCTCCTATGACCAGATTATATCTACATGGGCACCGAAATCTGATGGCAATAATGTCGCTGCTTATATAGCAAATACAAAGAAATGGTATAAAGAGTGGACTGGCACAGACTGGAATGACAGTAAGCGTGGTAGTGGTGTAGCATCTGATGCTGAGGCTGACAAGAATGTGGTAATCACAGGCTCAAATGGGTCAGGGACTATAGAAGGCGCTAATGGATATAAATTTGTAAATCAAAAGCAAAAAATCATAGTCGAGGAAGCTCTAAAGATGGTAGGTAAGGGCAGATACACATATGGAGGTAGCAGGTCAAATATATATGCTACTGACTGTAGTGGATTTATTCACATATTACACAAGAAGGCGGGGATAAGAATTGGTGAAGGTACTGGAAGCCAGTTGAGTGCAGGTAGAGGAGTATCTCTAAGTAAAGCCATGGCAGGAGACATAATAGTCATGGATAGCAAATACTCACCATCAGGCCGTCACGTAGTACTATGTGTAGGCAATGGTAAGATAGTACATAATGGTGGTCCTGAAGGAGCACATATAAGTATGAGGAGCATATATACATATGGTAAATACTATGTTAGGAGGTGCTGGGAGTAGTGAGTGGATATGAAGATTTGAAAAGGGCATTTACACATATAGCTAGAGATAGAGAGGCTAGGCAAAATAAAATCTACATGGCTAAGGTGGTGTCAGTCGAACCACTCAAAATATCTAACAACTATTTTGGGATACTTGACAAGAGTCAGGTATCAATACTTGATAAAGTAAAAAGACAGCTAAAAGATATAGATACTACAGTAAGTGACAAGCACTCACACAAGATAAAGGCAGCACCCTTTAAAATTAATGATGAAGTGTTGGTATTGCTGTATGAACAAGAGTTAGAGCAGAAATTTGTAATAATAGACAAGGTGGTGAGCATATGATCGATGGTTTTCCTTTTGCTGGAGTTCCTGAGGACTATAATATCAGTGAAGATGTTGACCTACCTGTACCTGTTGAGGCTGGGATAGATTTTGAGACTGGTGAGGTCTTGCTAGATGAATTAGGACAGGTCAAGTTAGTAGAAGGTATTGAGGCTATAAAGGTCTGGTGCTATCTAGCTATCAAGACACAGAGATATGCTCATCAGATATTTACTGAAGAGTACGGAAGTCAGCATGAGGAGTTGATAGGATATGAGTACACTAAGGAGCTGACTGAGACTGAGGCATATAGGTATATCAATGAGTGTCTGATGAAAAGTCCATATGTGCTAGGTGTGAGAAATATAGGGGTTCACAGGACAGGTGATAAGCTGAATATAAATATTGAGATAGAGACAAGCTATGGTACAGATAGATTGAAGGGGGTGGCATAGTGAAAGTAAGAAGTAAAGACGAGATACTAGACTCTATGATATCCAACTTCAAATTAGACATACCGGTCTACGAGGGGACTTTGACATATGCTATATTCTCAAGTGTGGCAAATGCAATAGCTAGGGAATATGCTATCAAGGATGAGGAAGAAAAACAGGTGTTTCTTGTAGATGGTAGGGCTGAATTTCTTGACAAGAGGGCTAGTGAATTTGGCTATGACAGGAAAGATGGAGAGTTAGCAAGTGGTAGCGTGGTATTTGCTGGGGCACCAGGGACGCTTATAAAAGATGGGTTGATAATAAAATGCAACGGACTAGAATTTGTAGTGGCTGAGGGAGGATCTATTTCAAGTGAAGGAGAAGGCAGGGCAATAGTAAAGGCCCTAGAAGTTGGGTCTGCTGGCAATATCAAGGCTGGGAGTGACTTCACTTGTGAGGAGATGGAGTTCGATAGGATATTTAATGAGAATGAATTTAAGAATGGGATAGATATAGAATCAGACGAGGACTTCTATACAAGATTTTTCTACACTCAGAGGCACAAGGGAACTACAGGAAACGAGGACCACTACAACGAATGGGCCAAGTCGGTTGATGGTGTAGTAGATGCCAAGACCAAAGGGCTAAAGGATGGACCTGGCACAGTAGAGGTAGTAGTGGCTGGCAAGAACAATGTAGTAAACGAGGACACTATCAGAAGAGTCAAGGAATATATAGAGGTTGTAAGGCCTATAGGTCCTAAAGTGACTGTAAAATCAATGTCAGACTATGTAGTCAATATATCTGCTAGAGTCAAGAGTAAAAGTGAAATGGCTACAATCAGGAATGAGTATATCGAGGTAGCTAATAAATATCTAAGTGATGTGAGATCAAGTGTAGTCTACAGTAAGCTCTACTCACTCATAGCTGGACTATCTAGTGTAGATGACGTAGTCGACTTGACTATAAATAGCGGTAAGTCTAATCTGAGCATCACATCAGAGCAAAAGGCCAAGGTCGGCACTGTGACAATAGAGGTGGTGATCTAATGCATAAGATTAAAGATTTAATTGAATACTTCCCATTCTGCTATAGAAGTGAATATCTAAGTGATATTGTAAGGTGCTGCCAAGTCGAGGTGGAGCAGCTATTCAGTGATATAGTTGACTCTGAGAAGGAGTATATGGTGTCTACCGCTACATATACGCTAGAATACTGGTCAAGGTTTGTAGGGATAGACTATATAAGTGATGTTGATATAGACACTATGAGATCAAGCATCATGGCTAGCATGAAGTCAAACGGAACTACTACAGTGTCATTGATCAAGTCGATAGCTGAATCATATTCTAACGGTACTTGTGAGGTCATAGAGGACTATGCTGATTACAAGTTTACCGTGAAATTCACGGGTACTGTAGGAGTGCCTAGCAGGATTGACGAAATAAGAAAGATAATTGATAAAGTCAAGCCTGCACACTTGGCTTACGACTTTGAATTTAAATATCGTACATGGGGCGATATCAAGAGGCTGGGCAAGACTTGGAATGATTGGAAAAAACTTGGCAAAACTTGGAAAGACTTAAGAGAGGGGGTACTGTAGTATGGAAGGATATAAAAAGACGGACAATGTCGGTTTTAATAAAATCACTGGCGATAATGTGGTTGATATAGAGGCTGTGGCAGAGAATTTTGAAATGGCTGATGAAAGTATCGGTAACATTAAGGAAACTAGTCTAGAAGGATATGACGAGGTCGAGCACGGCAAAAAGTCAGCTACTAACTTAATAAAGTTTATCTGGTCCAAATTAGGCAGCATTGAGCTGACTGACATGAAAATTAAAGTTACTACTTGGGAGAATCATACTCTTGACAAGGTTCTTAGTAAGTTAAAAGGGTGGATAGGTACCATGGGTCTGTTGAAGACAAAGGAAAAAAGTAGCCTAGTCGGGGCGGTCAATGAGCTAGTATACAAGGACACTGAGATAGTCAGCACTATGGGTGAGTATAAGGCATCCGTGGACGAGTATAGCAAGCAATTAGGGGTCTATGTTGAGAGGCATAGACTAGCTAATGATAGATTGGAGGCATTGAGATAATGAGTGATTACAAGACTGAGGTAGAGAGAACAGAGGCTTTACAGACATATTTTAATCAGAACATAACTAATATATTCTATGAGCTAGCAAGACATGATAATATAGCACAGTCCAATAGCATAAGTGATGTTGTGCATGCCATACAACAGGTGAAAAAAAATAGGAAAAAATTTGCGTTTGGAATTAGACCAACACCACAGATTATGAAAGTGGATGGCGGTTATTGCGAATATATCCCTATGAACTTAAGCTTTACTCCAAGCGTTATAATTGCCAAACCAAAAAAGGCTCTATTCAATGGCAATTTGTCAATTAGGTATGGACGTGAAGGAAAGGAAACTTATTCAATGTCAATATCATACATTGATGTTGGTGGTAAGTTTAAGCAAAGAACTCTAATTACTGTAGATTCCTGGCAATGGGGTTCAGACCGTGAAAATGCTATATATTCTCAGCTATACATAGCTGATGGAGTCTGGGCTAGATTGGGCGATAGTGCTGGTAGTATGAGTGGCTCTCTTAATGTGTGTAAAAGCAATAACTTGACATTTGATTATACGAGTGGAAATGATTATAAGAGTAGAAAATTTGTTACGGCATTTATGACTAGTCTAAGTTTCAAAGATCTTGGAAAGAGTAAACTTAGCTATAATTTTGGAGAGACCGGCAATATAGAGTACTGGGTTGCTTTTGAATAGTGAGGGAATAAAATGTTAAAATTAGGAACAAAAATATATTATTTAAAGAATAATGGAAATATAATAGTTGAAACGGGCGATGTGATGGGTTGCGTTGTAGATACAACATTTGATGAAGATTATGAGAACTACACTAGCCTAAAGCAATATGACAAGCAGGCAATAGGTTGCATTCAGCTGGCTTATGGTGAGCTAGCAAAGCTACTAGAAAAAAACAAGGCTAATTCTTGCAAAGTAGATGTATCAAGTAAGCCACACAAGTTGGCATTTGAGTGGATAGACTATGATTCAGGCAAGCCATCAGAACCACCAAAGACGTTTGAAGAGTTACTAAAAGAGGAAACAGATAAGATAAGACTAGAATCTGCTATAGCTGTAGCAGAACTTACTGAAAAGGTAGAAAAGGATAAGGTGGAACTATCTACAGCTATAGTAGAAGCTATAGAGATGAAAGCAGGAGGTACAGTATAATGAGTGCATTAGCTAATGTATATGTTTATTTAATTAAACAAGGTAAAAGAAAATTTGAACAGGTTCCAGACTTCTTGAAAAAAGAAGTCGAGGGGCTACTAAAAGAATCTGAATAGAGGTGTTATGTATGAAGAATTTAATTGATAAAATTAGGTTCTTTTTTTATTGCATAAAAATATCATTGGAAGGGGGTGAATCGGATATGGCAATGTGTTATGTAACTTGTATAGTAGCAGGTGTTAGAACTTTTAAGCAGGTCCCACAGTTTTTAAAGGCTAAAGTTAAAGAATTGCTTATAGCTATGGATCTTGAAGAGTTAGCCGTTGAATAGTTCAAGGCTTTCTAAAGTTTAGAATTTTAATTTGCACAGACCTAGGCATGTCTTTAAACTGCCTATTTTTTTATTCAATAAGGAGATTGACTCATGAAAATATTTGAAAAATTAATAAACTGCCTACCTGTGGTAGGTGGGGCGTGTGGGGGGCTAGTAGGCTTCCTTTTTGGTGGTTGGGATAAGACTTTTCAGATACTGATATTATTCATCATAGTAGACTATATCAGTGGCATAATTGCAGCTATGTATAACAATAAACTTAACTCAAGAGTCGGGTTTAAAGGAATAGCAAAAAAAGTGCTTATCTTTATGATGGTAGCTGTGGCAGTGCAGCTTGACAGGCTAATGGGGATAGATAATCAGGTTGTCAGAATGGCTACCTGCTTTTTTTATATAGCAAACGAAGGGTTAAGCATTTTAGAAAATGGCGGTAAGCTTGGGGTTAGATATCCTAGTGTACTAGAAAAGACCCTAGAACAATTAAGAGAAAAGAGCGAATAATAATTGTGGGCAGTCGAAAGGCTGCCCTTTATATTTCAGAAAGGAAGCAACAACATGACCGAGCAAGAAATTTTTATCGACAAGGTAAAAGACGGTGCTATAGCAGGCTGGCACGAGGGCAGGATACTTCCATCAGTTACCATAGCCCAAGCGTGTTTAGAAAGTGGCTGGGGCACGTCAGAGCTTGCCACTAAGGCAAACAACCTATTTGGTATCAAGGCAAAACAAGACTGGAAAGGTGAAAGCTATACAGTTCGTACGGCTGAGTATGACAAGAACAATAAGAAGTTTTACATCAATGCAGCTTTTAGGAAGTATAGGAACTGGCAAACTTCTTTAGTAGACCATGCTAAATTCTTTCATGAAGGTTGGAGAGAGGACCACTATACAAGTCATGGTGTAATTGGTCAGACAGATTATAAGGCGGTTTGTAAGGGTCTACAATCAGCAGGATATGCGACAAGCCAAGAGTATGCAAGTCAGCTTATAGGACTGATTGAGATGTATAAGTTAGATAAGTATGACAGCGTGGCTAAAAATATAGAAAGCGAGGTACAGAATATGGTAGCTTTTAAATATAGACAGATAACAAATTCAAA